GCACCGTTTGCCGAGTGACTTTCTTTCTGACAGGGGCGTGCGCCTGCAGACGCGATGGATTGCCAACATGAGGAGCCCGACATGGAAGTCGTGCAGAGGCCGATCGAGTCGATCCGGCCGTACGCGAACAACCCGCGGAAGAACGACAAGGCGGTCGATGCCGCGGCCAAGAGCATCAGCGAGTTCGACTGGAATCAGCCGATCGTCGTCGACGCCGAGGGGGTGATCATCGCCGGCGACACCCGGTACAAGGCGGCGCTCAAGCTCGGGCTCAAGACGGTGCCGGTGTTCGTGGCCGCGCACCTGAGCGAGGAGGACGCCAGGCGGTACCGGATCGCCGACAACAAGGTCGGGGAGATCGCAGGCTGGGACTACGACCGATTGATCGAAGAGCTGAAGGCGGACGGCGGCGACCCGCGGTCGTGGCTCGATCTCGGCTTCAACGAGGGCGAGCTCGAGGAGCTGCTCGTGGTGCCGGGGCAGACGGACCCCAACGCCGTGCCCGAGCCGAGCGAGATCGTCACGGCCGAGCTCGGCGATCTCTGGGTGCTCGGTGACCACCGGCTGCTCTGCGGGGACAGCACGGAGATCGACGATGTCCGTCGGCTGATGGATGGGGATGTGGCCGACCTGTGCGCCACCGATCCCCCGTACCTGGTCGACTACACGGGAAAGCGACCGGCGGCGTCGGGGAAGGACTGGACGGCCAGCTATATCGAGGTTGGGAAAGAGGGCGGGGCGGCGTTCTACCTCGATGTGTTCGCCAACGCCATGGAAGTGATGTCGCAGTCCTGTGCCGTCTACTGCTGGCACGCTCACCCGTGGACAAAGGTGATCGAAGCGGCGTGGGTCGAGGTTGGCATCTTGCCCCACCAGACGATCATCTGGACGAAGCCCACCTGCCTCATGGGGCACACGATGTGGCTGATGCGCCACGAGATCTGCCTCATGGGGTGGCGGAAGGGCACGCGGCCGCGGGCCCACGTGTGGGCCAACGGCGATTCGGTCTGGGGCGACGACGCGACGGTCGGCGACCTCGAGGACATGACCCGGGAGCAGCTGATCGAGATCATCCAGCGACAGACGGACATCTGGCGGATGGATTGGGAGGGCAAGGCCAGGATCGTCGGCAACGAGCACCCGACTCAGAAGCCGGTTGAGACGTTCACGAAACCGATCCACCGGCACACCGTGCCGGGCGACGTCCTGTACGAGCCGTTCAGCGGATCTGGATCACAGATCATCGCCGGGCAGATGACAGGGCGGTGCGTGAGAGCGATGGAACTCTCCCCGCCGTTCGTCGACGCCGGTATTCGCCGGTGGCAGAACTTCACCGGCCTCGAGGCGGTCCACGAGGTGAGCGGCAGGACCTGGGCGGAGGAACGCAAGCGGCGGCGTGCGAGCGAGAAACGCCGGTCCAGGCAGAAGGCGGGGTGACCGGGTGGCGAAGCGCGTCAAGGAGTCGATCGACCCGGCACGGCTGCGGCCCGATCAGGTCGCGGCCATGCTCTCGCGGGTGGGCGAGCGGGAGGTCACCGTCTCCGACATCGATGCGGATGTCAGTGCCGGCGCACCGGCGAACGAGGACGGTTCCATGAGCCTCGTGCACTACGGGGCGTGGCTGACCAGGGAGGTTGAATAGGGCGGGGGCCGGCGGGTGCGCCAACACCCTCCGGCCCCCTCACCACCTGTTGAGTACCCAACGGATGGCTAAGCAAACGAGTCGGCGCTCGGGGCGTCGCAGTTCATCTCGGGCGGGTGGCGGCCGTCAAGCCGAGGACGGTTGGTCGGTCTGTGCGGATCGGATCGAGGAGGTACACGGGGTGGACCCGCGTGAGCTCAAGCCAGCGGAGCTCGTCCGGCTGCTCAACTCGACACCGCTCGGGCCGGTGACCAATGACCGTCGCCTCCGCCGGCACCGCGACCGCGCGGGCGTCCAGGTGATGGCGCCGGCGAACCCTCAGCGGATCGACATGCTCCGGTTCATCGCCTGGCTCGCGGCCGAGCGACGGCGGGGGCGGCCCGGCTCGACCGAGACGGCCGAAGGCTACGACGCGGTGAAGGAGCGGGCGGCGGCGAGGGCGAAGGCCCTGTCGCTCGCCGGGCGCAACATCGGCGAGCTGCCGGCGGTCGAGAACCCGCGTCGCAAGAAGCGGGCGGCGACCGACTTCAAGTACTTCTGCGAGAAGTACTTCCCGGCGACGTTCACGCTCAAGTGGTCGCCGGATCACCTCCAGGTGATCACGAAGATCGAGCTGGTGGTGCTGTCCGGCGGCCTCGTGGCGATCGCGATGCCCCGCGGCAGCGGCAAGTCGACGCTGTGCGAGATCGCGTGCATCTGGGCAGGCCTCTACGGGCACCGGGAGTTCATCGTCCCGATCGGCGCGACCGAAGGCCACGCCGGCGACATCCTCGACTCGATCAAGACGGAGCTGGAGAACAACGAGCTGCTGCTCGAGGACTTCCCGGAGGTGTGCTTCCCGATCCGGGCGCTCGAGGGCATCTACCAGCGGGCACCGGGCCAGCTCTACAAGGGTGTGCAGACCGGCATCGGCTGGAGCGCCAACGAGCTCGTGCTGCCCCGGATCGAGGGGAGCCCGGCCAGCGGCGTGATCTTCCGAGTGGCGGGGCTGACCGGTCAGATCCGCGGCATGAAATACAAGCGGCGTGACGGGCGGACCGTCCGGCCGTCGCTCGTCCTGGTCGATGACCCGCAGACCGACGAGAGCGCGAGGAGCCCGAGCCAGTGCGCCGTGCGCGAGCGGGTGCTGTCTGGTGCCGTGCTCGGCCTGGCCGGGCCGGGGGTGAAGATCGCCGGGCTGATGACGGTGACGGTGGTGCGGCCGGACGACATGGCCGACCGGATCCTCGACCGGAAGAAGCACCCGCAGTGGCAGGGCGAGCGGACCCGGATGATGTACGAGTTTCCGGAGAACGAGAAGCTCTGGGAGGAGTACGCGGAGATCTACAAGGCGGGGCTCGCGGCCGGCGAGGGGATCACCCGCGCCACGGCGTTCTACCGGAAGCACCGCCGCGCGATGGACAAGGGGGCGAGGGTCGCCTGGCCGGCCCGGTTCGAGCCCGACGAGATCTCGGCCATCCAGAACGCGATGAGCATCAAGCTGCTCAAGCCCGAGACGTTCTGGGCGGAGTACCAGAACGAGCCGCAGCCCGAGCACGAGTCGGCATCGGAGATGCTGACCGCGGCCGAGATCATGGCCAAGACCAACGGCATGGGTCGCGGGGAGCTGCCGATCCAGACGCAGCACCTGGTGGCGTTCATCGACGTCCAGGGCGAGATGCTGTTCTACGTCGTCGTCGCGATCGCGGAGGGGTTCGGCGGGTGGCTCGTCGACTACGGGACCGAGCCGGATCAGAAGCGGCAGTACTTCACCCTCCGGTCGGCCAAGCACACGCTGCAGCAGCGCCACAAAGGAAAGACGCCCGGCCTCGAGGCGGTGCTCTACGACGGGCTCGAGACGTTGACCGACCGGCTGCTCGGCCGCGAGTGGAAGAAGGACGGCGGGGGGGTCATGCGGATCGGCCGCACGCTGATCGACGCGAACTGGGGCGACTCGACCGACACGGTGTATCTCTTCTGCCGGCAGTCGAAGTTCGCGGCGCAGCTGCTGCCCAGCCACGGTCGGTACGTCGGGGCGTCAACCCGGCCGATGAGCGAGTACCGCAAGCAGCGCGGAGACCGGGTCGGGCTCAATTGGCGGATACCGACGGTCCGGGGGAAGCGGACGGTCCGGCACGTCGTCTTCGATTCCAACTACTGGAAGTCGTTCCTCCACATGCGGCTGCGGGTGGGGATGGGCGATGTCGGCGGGTGGTCGCTGTGGGGGAAGGAGCCGAAGCGGCACGAGCTGCTCGCGGACCACCTGACGGCCGAGCGGCCGATCCGGACGGAGGCGAAGGGGCGGATCGTCGACGAGTGGAAGATCGCGAGGCCGGGGCTGGAGAACCACTGGCTGGACTGCTGCGCGGGGGCGGCCGTCGCGGCGTCGATCGAGGGCGCGAGCCTGTTCGGCGGGGGCGATGCGGCGGCCCCGCGGAAGCGGCGGCGGGTGAAGCTGTCCGAACTGCAGGGGAGCAATCGATGAGCGAGCCACGGAAGGGCGAGCGGGCGGCGGCGGACAAGCCTCGGGGGATCGAGTGCCGAAAGTGCGGGTGCGCCCACATGCCGGTCAAGGCCACACGGCGGAAGCGGGGCTACGTCCTGAGGATCAGGGTGTGCAGGAACTGCGGCAAGCGGCATATCTCCAGGGAGCGGCTGGGATAGTTGAGCAAGCGAAGTTTCACACACAACGCCGGTCTCGTGATGCGCGGTTGCGCCAGATCTGGCGCAGAGTGGGGCAAAGTGGGGCGGTGCCCCTCGACATGAAGCGGGATTGGCCGATGCTGCTGCCTGCGGGGTAGAGCAGCGGCCAGCTCACGTGGCTCATAACCACGAGGTCACAGGTTCGAGTCCTGTTCCCGCAATTCATGCCGACGCCGTCCGAAACCATCGAGACCAACCTCGCGCAGCCGAAGCGGGCCAAGGGCGATGGTATCGAGGTTGAGCAGCACTCCCTCAAGGACCAGATCGCGGCCGACCGGCACCTCGCGAGCAAGGCCGCGGCGAGGCGGAGCGGTTTCCCCGTCCGCCGGTTCCTATCCAAGCCCCCGGGGAGCACGTCGTGAGCGCCCGCGCGTCCATGATGCCCGCGCCGGGCAAGCCGTCGAAGGCGATCACCGCGATGATCGAGAGCCCCTCGGCCACGCCGGCCAGGCGGGTCTCGGTCAGCGAGCGGGCCCGCGGGGCGCGGACCGTGCGGATGCTGCAAGCGGCGTACGACGCGGCGCAGACCGACAGGGAGAACGCCCGCCACTGGGCCAACGCCGACGCCCTGAGCGCCGACGCGGCCAACAGCCTGCCCGTGCGGCAGATGCTGCGGAACCGTGCCCGGTACGAGGTGGCGAACAACACCTACGCGCGGGGCATCGTCAACACCCTGACGACCTACGTGATCGGCACCGGCCCCCGGCTGCAGCTGCGGGGGACCGACCGCGTGGCCAACCGGCGCGTCGAGCAGCTCTTCGACGAGTGGGCCTGCGAGGTCGGGCTCTGCGAGAAGCTCCGGACGATGCGGATGTCGCAGACCGAGAGCGGCGAGGCCTTCGGCGTCCTGGCGACCAACCCCCGGATCGACAGCCCGGTGCAGCTCGACCTGCGGCTGCTCGAGGCCGATCAGGTCTCGACCCCCTACCTGGCCGCAACCCGGATGACCGATCCGACGGCCGTCGACGGGATCGAGTTCGATCGGTTCGGCAACCCGTTCCGCTACCACGTGCTCAGGCGGCACCCCGGCGACATGAGCGGCGTCGGCGGGCTCCCCTTCGACTCGGACCCGATCGACGCCGAGCTCATGATCCACCTCTTCAAGCCGGAGCGCCCGGGTCAGTCGCGGGGCATCCCCGAGATCACCGCCGCGCTCCCGCTCTTTGCGATGCTCCGCCGGTACACACTGGCGACCCTCTCGGCCGCCGAGAACGCGGCGAACATCGGCGGTGTCCTCCACACCGACGCTCCGGGCGAGGAGGCCGACGAGGTTGAGCCGCTGGATGAGGTCGACATCGATCGCGGGACATGGCTCACCATGCCGGCGGGATGGAAGGCCGGGCAGTTCAAGGCCGAGCAGCCCGTCGAGGGCTACAGCGCATTCAAGCGAGAGATCCTCAACGAGATCGCCCGCGTGCTCGACATGCCGTACAACCTCGCGGCCTGCAACAGCGCCGGGTACAACTACTCGAGCGGCCGGCTCGATCACCAGGCGTTCTATCGAACGACCCGGATCGACCAGGCGGTGATCGAGCGCCGGGTGCTGCGGCGCGTCTTCCGCGCGTGGCTCGCCGAGGCGTCGCTCGTCTCGGGCCTGCTCCCTCAGCAGTTCCGCACCCGGACGCTCCCGGATCACCAGTGGTTCTGGGACGGCCTCGAGCACGTCGATCCGGTCAAGGAATCGAACGCGCAGGGCATCAGGCTGGCCAACGGGACGACCACGCTCGCCGACGAGTGCGCCCGCGGCGGCAAGGACTGGGAAGAGGTCCTCGACCAGCGGGCGGCCGAGATCTCCCGCTGCCGCGAGCTCGGCGTGCCGCTCCCGCCGTCCGTCGCCAGCGCCGCCCAGATCGAGGATGCGAACGACCGTGAGGAGTCCGAGTCATGAGGCACACGACCACGCTGCGCCCCGGTGAGTTTGTCACGGTCCCCGCAGGATGGCGGCTCGAGGCCGACGACAAGGCGGGCGACATCATGGTCTTCGAGGCGGCGCTCGTGGGTGAGATCGCGGCAGCCGAGGGCGACGACAGCGCCCCGAAGCGGTTCACCATGACCGCGTACACGGGCGGCCCGATGTCGGTCGGGTTCGGCGATCAGGTCGTGGTCGACCTGGCGGGCGTCGAGCTCCACGCCGAGCAGCTGCCGATCCTCCGCGACCACGACCGCTCGCGGGTGCTCGGCCACTCCGAGGCGGTCGAGATCACGTCGCAGACCATCAAGGTGAAGGGCGTCCTCAGCGGCGCCAACGAGCACACCCGCGAGGTCGTCGACAGCGCCCGCCAGGCGTTCCCGTGGCGGGCGTCGATCGGCGCGTCGGTCGTGCGGATGGAGTTCGTCAGAGAGGGGACGTCGGTGAAGGTCAACGGCCGGACCTGGGCAGGCCCGGTCTACATCGCCCGCGAGGCGAAGGTCACGGAGATCAGCGTCGTCGCGATCCCGGCCGACCCCAAGAGCACAACCAGAGTGGCCGCTTCGGCCCCAACCGGACAGGAGCACATCATGAACTTTGCTGCGTGGCTGAAGTCGAAGAACCTGGTCGAGGCAGATCTCTCCGAGACCCGTCTTGCCGCACTCAAGGCCGAGTACGACGCGGGTGTCCAGGCCGGCACGATCAAGGCTGAGCAGAGCGACCCCGACCCCGAGCCGAAGCAGCCCGCCAACCCGACCAAGGCGCCGGATGGAGAGCCGATCAGCCTCGAGGCCCGCATGCAGGCCGAGCGAGAGGTGCGGGCCTCCGAGGAGCAGCGGGTCGCCGACATCCAGGCGGCGGCGCCCAAGCCCGAACACGCGGCGATCCGGGCCCAGGCGATCCGCGAGGGCTGGGACAAGGAGCGGACCGGGAAGGAAGCCGAGCTCATCGACCTGCGGGCGAGCCGCTCGAGCGTCGGGGCGATCACCGGCCGGTCCGGTGTTGCGACCAAGGACGTCCTCGAGGCGGCCCTCTGCCAGGCGTGCGGGCTGTCCGACGTCGACAAGCAGTTCAACGACCAGACGCTGCAGGCTGCTCACTCAGAGTTCCACGGCAGGATTGGCCTGCAGGAGTTCCTGCTCACCGCCGCCCATCAGGCCGGGTTCGCCGGCCGGACCTTCAACGGCAACGAGCGGGCGGTCCTGCAGGCAGCGTTCTCGACGATCGACGTCCCGGGCATCCTGTCCAACGTGGCCAACAAGTTCATGCTCGAGTCGTTCATGGCGGTCGAGCGGACCTGGGAACAGATCGCGTCGATCCGCTCGGTCCGCAACTTCCAGACGGTCACGAGCTACCGGATGACCGGCGACCTCAAGTTCCAGAAGGTCGGCCCCGACGGCGAGCTCAAGCACGCGACTCTCGGCGAGGCGAGCTTCACGAACAAGGCCGAGACCCACGGCCGGATCGCAGCGATCACCCGCAACGACCTGATCAACGACGACCTGGGGGCGTTCATCAAGGCCCCGTCGATGATGGGCCGCGGCGGTGCGTTGCAGCTCAACACGGTCTTCTGGACCGAGTTCATGGACAACGCCACCTTCTTCGCCTCCGGCAACTCCAACTACGCCTCGGGCTCCGGCACTGCCCTCGGTATCGCGGCGTTCACCCAGGCCGAGACGCTGTTCTTCAACCAGACCGACCCCGACGGCAACCCGGTCGCGGTCAATCCGGCGACCCTGCTCGTGCCCAACGCGCTGCACGCGACGGCCACGCAGCTCATGGAGTCGCGCGAGATGCGCGACACGACCACGAGCACGAAGACCCCGACCAACAACCCCCACATGGGCAAGGCCAAGGTCGCTCGGTCGTCGTACCTCAGCAACGCCGGGATCACCGGGAACAGCACGACGCAGTGGTACCTGCTGGCCGATCCGCGGGACCTCGCGGTGATCGAGGTCTGTTTCCTCAACGGCAACCGGACGCCCACGATCGAGACGGCCCAGGCCGACTTCGATCAGCTGGGCATCCAGCTGCGTGGCTACTGGGACTTCGGCGTCGCCCTCCAGGAGCACCGCGCCGGCGTCGCCATGAAGGGCACTTCGTAAGCCAGACGTCCGCCCCGGGCTGGGGCCTTCTTTGCGAGGGCCGCCGCGGCGACAGCCGTGGCGGCTCGTTTCAGGACAGTGATTCTCCCGCACCCTCCACCAAGGAGTACAGCAGATGCCCACCGCAACCCTTGTCCATCGCGGCGACACGATCGACTACACCCCCGGCACGGCGGTCGCCACCGGCGACGTGGTCGTCCAGGCGGAGCTCGTCGGAGTCGCGACCCGACCGATCGCGGCCAACGAGCTCGGGGCGCTCAACGTCTCCGGCGTCTTCGACTTCCCCAAGGCCACCGGCGGCGGCACCGCGATCGCGGCCGGCGACGTGTGCTACTGGGATGTCGCCGACCAGGAGGCGACCGAGGACGCCGACTCGGGCACCAACAAGCTGCTCGGCAAGTGTGTCGCGGCCGCGGCCGACGCAGCCGCGACCGTCCGGATCCGCCTCGATCAGTAGGAGCCGGCCGTGGCGAACCTCCTCGAGCAGGGCATGGAGTTCCTGCACGAACAACGCGACGCCCACATGAGCACCCCCGTCGTGTACGTGCGGGGGGTCGAGGAGGTCACGCTCAATGCCACGATCGGGCAGACCGAGTTCGAGGAGCAGGACCGGGACGGGTTCGTCCAGCGAGAGCAGAGCCGGGACTTCATCGTCCTGGCAGAGGACTTGATCATCGACGGATCGGTCGTGACGCCCGAGAGCGGCGACCTCATCCGGGAGACAACCGGCTAGACCGTCCGGCCCTTCGAGGTCCTGCCCTTCGGGGACAACCCGCTCTGGCGATGGTCCGACCCGCACCGCAACGCGATCCGCGTCCACACCAAGCACGTCAGCACCGCCTGAGGAGACCGACGACCGTGGCCACCGAGGAGATCATCCAGATCGCAGACGAGGTGGTCCGCCTCATCAACGAGGCGGCGGTGCCCGGCATCGGGGCCGACCCCGCGGTCGTGGCCTCGAGGGCGTACCTGCCGGACGCGGATATCCCCGAACTGGCGGAAACGCAGGCGGTCGTGGTCCCTGGGACGATCGGGACGGAGCTCGCGACCCGCGACGCACACCGGTTCGACTACGAGGTGCACATCGGCGTCCGCCGGAAGGTCTCGACCTCCGCCAATACCGAGATCGACGCGATGATCGCGATCACCCGGCAGCTGCTGGACATCGTCCGCTCCGGCGCGGTCGCGGTCCCGGGCCTGCCCGCCGGCCGCCCGACGGTCGCCCGTATCGATCCGATCTTCGACCCCGAGACGCTGCGCGAGAGCGGCGTGTTCTTCAGCATCATCCGGGCGACATACCCGGCCACAAGGAAGGTGATCTGATGTCGACCATCACGAAACTGGCGCGGTCCCGAGCAGCAAACCCGGCCACCTTCGCAGCGGCCGCCGGCGGCGGCGACGAGTTCGTCAATACCGGCAAGGAGCTCCTGCTGGTCAACCACACCAACGGCGGCGGGAGCGCGGTGACGCTGACGATCACGACATCGGCGACGGTCGACGGTCTCGCCGTGGCCGACCGGACGGTGTCGATCGGTGCGGGCGAGTTCCACGTGCTCGGACCGTTCGAGACCAGCCAATACAACGACGCGAACGGCAAGGTCCAGCTGGGCTGGTCCTCCGCGACCGACATCGAGGTCGCGGTCGTCAACTGACCCCCCACGGCGGGGGCGCCGCTGGCGTCACCACCGGATGACAACAGGAGTTTGCGATGAATCTCAACGGCGTAGACGGCCAGCTGTACTACCAGACCGATGGCGTGAGCGGTTCGAACGGATGGGTCGAGGCCGACAACGTCAAGGACGTCGAGGTCGATCTCTCCGCGGCCGAGGCCGACAACACCGTCCGGGCCAACGGCGGCTGGAGATCGACCAAGGCGACGCTCAAGGACATGGAGCTCACGTTCCAGATGCGCACCGACGACGCGGACGCGGACTTCCTGGCGTTCCGGGACGCGTGGCTCAACGGCACGCACCTCGGGCTCAGGGTCTACGACGGCGCGGACAACGGCCCCGAGGCGGACTTCACGATCATCCAGTTCACGCAGTCGCAGGCGATCGAGGACATCCAGATGACCGACGTCCGCGCCAAGATCACGTACGTCGACACCGCGCCGGTCTGGAACGAGGCCTAACCGCGGCCCGCCCGGACCAGCGGTATCGGGGGGCGGACGCAGCGTAACACAGGAGCCGGCAAGGGATTGTCGGTACGCCCGGATGGCAACTTTCAAGGACAGAGCGGGGCGCGACTGGACGGTCGAGCTCAACACGACCGCGATCAAACGGGTCAAGTCGATCACGGAGATCGACCTGCTCAACCTCAGCGAGGAGTACGGGCTCTTCACCCGGCTGCTGCCGAACCCGATCACGCTCGGCGATGTCCTCTACGCCGTGTGCGAGCCGCAGTGCCGGGAGCGGGGCATCACCGACGAGCAGTTCGGCGAGGGTCTCGCCGGCGATGCGATTGAGCAGGCATCACGGTGCCTGACGGATGAGC